TACCAACTGTGGCCCACTCTCTATCACCGGCTTTTACATTGGTAAGTGCTACAAATGCAGCCAAACCCAATGCGATTTTATTTTTCATATATTTATTTTTTCTTTGATTTACCCTTGAATGTCTTTGGTTTGACAGTCAATTTCTTATCAGTTTGTTTTGGATACTTATAAGAAGCCTTTTCACCTTTAACAGGAAATTCAGATAACTTTTTGAACTTTTCAACTGGTTTCAATGGTTGGTCAGGTTGATCTTCTTTCTTTTCAACTTGATCTTTTACTTCAACCTTTTTAAGAGTATGTTCTGGACCTTCTTCTTTCTTGGATTCTTTGTCCTTATTATTTTCAACATTCTTTAAAAATGCTTTTTGAACATAATTACCAACTGTAGTTTTTAGTGTTTCTGTAATAAATTCTTTTAATGCAGAAAATGTTAGGTTAAATTTTTTGATTCTATCTGTATTGTCTTTCATATAGGTTACTGTAAAATTGTCATCGGTCATTGGATAAATTTTAAAATGATGTGGATTGCAAGAACATACATTGTAATAACCTGCGTCATCACATGTTACTTCTGCATCTTTATACATCTTCTTAACATCATTGGCTAATTCTTCCATCTTGTAATGAAGAGATTCACCTTTTTCAATCTTTACATCTTTCAATGATTCTTTAATCAAACTTTTAACAGATTGTTTTACTTTAACTTCAAGAATACATTCTTTGATTAATTTTTTAAATTCGCTTATGTTCATATTTCTATATAAATATCATTAAAAAAAAGATTGTTCATTGGTATTTTCAACTTTTATCTCCATTATATCTTCTTTATATCCACCTACTAGGGGGTAGGGGCGGGAGGGGTGTTTAAGAGATTTGGTCAACTTCTTGTTTTCAACTTTATTTGATATAAATTTAATATACCTATGTTTACCGCTTTCTTTTTTCCTCCAAAATGTTCTACCAATTTTCAATTTCAACTTATCCACATTATGCGTCTTCCATTTTGAATATACAGTTCTACTGTGAATCCAGTTGTAATCTGGTGGACCACTAAGACTTACACTATAATTAGGCATTAAAGCCACATCTACATAATTGTCTCCCTGATAAATAAATCCAGTAGCCTGATAAATCTTACCAGTATGTCCAACTTCACTGTCCGCATAACTTAAAATACACTTAATTTCTGGATAATCTATGTTTATCTGTCTAAATGATTCCGCAATACAATAACTTTCAATATTCTTACCATATCCATCTTCAATCCATAATCTGGTCAATTCCAATACATTATCATTATTAAGTAATGGAGTAATACTATTACTGGCATTTCTACCCACACTGTTTCCATATACTAATACACCAATTAATTTTGCGTTAAAACCACCAAAGAATGTACTTTCAATATATTCTTTATAATAAACACCATAAGCAACAGTACAAAGAGTCCATTTATGAGTATAATGGTTCTTTACAATAAGATTCTTCGCAATATTCTTGTTTATAGATTTCAAGAATACCAATGATGTATCACAATACTTTTCGCCTGTCATATAACCATATAAATGTTAAAATTGAACAATTCAGTATAATTGAACCAATACTATTAATATATACCCACAATCCCGAGTGGGTTAATTGAGCATATATTAATACACATAATTGACCCATGTTATTTAACCAATAAGCTGGTGCGCTTACTCCTTTACTGTCTTTGGAAGAAATCAACTTTGCCAATTGAAAACACGGTCCCAGTAGAAATAGGACCGTGAATAAAATACCCAAAAATGATTTTAAACTCATGCAACTACTATACCAACTCAACTTATTTTGTCAATTTCTTTTTGCCTATACTTACTTTACTTTCTGCCAACTTTGAAATCAAATCATTTGCTGCATCTAACTTAATTTCCAATTCATTTAAATTATTCTTTAATTCTGAATTTTCTTTCTTCTGTTCTTCCAACTCTTTCTTTATAGATTCATTTTCTTTCTTATATACATTCAATTCACTTCTGATTGCTTCTCTGTCTTTTCTACATTCTTCCAATTCTACTTTTACTTCGGTTCTTAACTTATCACTTGAATCATTAATTAACTTTACCAAATCAACTTTAGTCTTCTTAGAAGCAATTCCATAAGTTACTACAGATGCAACTACAGCTGGTACAATTCCAATCAATGATAAAATAATATTTTGGTCCATAAGTTATACACTATAAATATATAACTTATGGACATTATTTCAATTATTTTATTACAATTTGAAGTCGTCAAATGCGTTCTCACTGATGGTATTATCCACCCCTTTTACATAACTACTCAATTCAGTTTCTTGAGGAGCTACTTGTAGTTTCTTACTATCATAGTAACTATCCAACCATCCAGCTAATGGATTGGTTTTAGCAGCTGGATACAACTTCTTATATCCAAGACTTGATAGTCTGTTATTAGCCAACCATTCAATATAATGTTTCAAACTTTCCGCAGTCAATCCAATCAAACTACCCTTACTGAATAGATAATCAGCCCAGTCTTTTTCTGCATTTACTGCCATTTCATATGCTGCATAGATCTTTTCTTCGTTCTTAGCTACAATCTCTTGGAAACCTTCATCTGGATTGTTGATCCAATTCTTCATAATGTTCTGAGTAATAGCTACATGTAGATTTTCATCACGGCTAATAAACTTAATAATCTTACTATTACCCTCCATCTTTCCACGATATCCAAAATAGAAACTACAAGCAAATGATACATAGAAGATCAACCCTTCAGTAATCTGAGTAGCTAATACAGCATCAAACAATTGTTGTTTAACATCATCTGATGGAGTTAGTAGTTCATCATACTTCTTACTGATTGCAGTGGCTCTCTTGACAATTTCTTCGTCATTCAAAATACTATCAAAGAACTTGGTAGCATCTGGATAAACATTGTTTAGAATGTATGTATAACTGTTACTGTGAATAGTTTCAAAGAAACTCCATGTATTCATACAAATTTCCAATTCACTATTAGTAACATGTTTCATCAATTCATGAATACTACGACTCAACATACTATCAGTCATAGTCTGAAACTTAAGATTACTATCAAATACAAATCGTTCTTCAGGTGAAAGATTCTTATAATCACTAATATCTTTTACTAAGGATACTTCTTGAGGTCTCCAAAAGAAATTCAACTGTTGATCATATAGATCATAGAACTTAGGATACTTGATCAGATCATATCTTTGTAGAGATAAATCTTCTCCCAAGAACATTGGATTTCTTAATTGGTCTATATTTCTTTTATTTAATACTGTTTTCATTTTATCCTCCTATTATAGAGCACAAGCTCCGCTTTCACAACCGGATTCTTGTACTACTGGTTGTTTTATTTCCGTCTTCTTTTCATCCATGGCGGTTTGTTTATCACCGTCATCAGTATTAGCATAATACAGATTCTTTAGACCATACTTGTAAGCCAATAACATGTCCTTAATTACTTCTTGAACAGGAACTTTATTCTTTTCATAACGGGATGGAATATAATAAGTATTTGTACTAATACTCATATCAGTAAATTTTTGAATAGCAGCAGCAACCTTCAAGTAACCTTCATTACTTGGCATATCAAAAGCAAAGGTATAATTATCCTTATACTTATCAATATTTGGAATTACTACTGGCAAAATGTTACTCTTGCTTCCCTTAAAACTAATAGCACTACGAGGTGGTTCAATACCATTAGTACTACTTTGAATTACACTGCTAGATTCTACAGGCATACATGCAGTCAATGTAGAATGTCTCATACCATGTTTCTTAATTTCTTCACGGAGTGTTTCCCAATCACAATGTAGTGGTTCTGTAATAAATTCATCTACATCTTTCTTGTAAGTATCAATTGGCAATACTCCTTGACTAAACTTGGTACGATCAAACTTTTCACACTTACCTACTTCTTTTGCCATTTCAACACTTGCCTTGATTAGATAGTAACTAGTCTTTTCCATCCATTTGGCAACAAAGTTTGGAGCGTCTTTATCCCAATACTTCAATCCTTCTTTAGCCAATAGAGCAGCCAAATTACTTACACCTACACCAAGACTACGGCGTTTCTTAGCAAAATTTTCTGCGGCTGGTACGAAGTAATCTTGATGTTCAATCAAAGCATCTAACATTCTAACAATAATGTCACAGACACTTTCCATTTCTTCATCATCTTTGATTTCCAACCAGTTCAAAGCAGCCAAGATACAAACACCAATTTCTCCATTCTTATCATTGACATCAGTAATTGGAATCAACGGATGATTAACTTCAAGACATAGATTGCTAGTATCTACTTGATCCAACCAACTACCATGTTCATTAGCGTGATCAACAAACATTGTATAAATACGACCAGTTTCAAGTCGTTCTTTAGCCAATAATCCCATCAATTCACGGGCAGGTACTTTCTTCTTAAACTTGATATTTTTGTTAGCTTCAGCCTTTTCATATTTCTCTCTGAATCCTTCCATACCAAATGTATTCCATAGTGAAGGACATTCATGGTAACTAAATAGTGTTACATCTTGATTCTTCAAGAATCGTTCAAAGATTAGTTTGTCCAATCCAATACAATAATCCAACTTACGAACACGGTTATCATCGGTACCTTGATTGTTCTTCAATACAAGAATATCTAGAATGTCATAGTGGAACCATGCAAAATTGACGGTGGCACTACCCCCTCTAATTCCGTTTTGGTGACAACTCTTTACAGTTGATTCAAATGCTTTAGCAAATGGAATTGGTCCAGTATGCATTACTTCACCGTTACGAATTGGAGCATTTGTAGCACGAAGTCTGGATAAATTCAATCCAATGCCATAACGACTTGCAGTAGCAAATCCTACAGCACTATTGTTACTGAAAATACTACGAAGATCGTCATCTACAGTGAATAAAGAACAACTAGCATAACTCTTCATTGGAGTTCTTACACCAGCCATAATTGGGGTTGGTAGATTGATCTTATGTTTGCTAAAGTAATTATAAGCTTTCTTTACATATTCAAGACGGTTTTCTTTATAGTCTTTAAAGAATGTCATTGCAATAAGCATATATGCAAACTGTGGAGTTTCATAAATTGTCTTAGTAGCACGATTTTGTACTAAATATTTATCACACAACTGTTTGATACCAGCATATGTAAAATTGAAATCTCTATCATGACGGAGATATTCATCCAATTTATCAAATTCTTGTTTGGTATACCATTCTAGAATTTCTTCGTCATAAACCAATGCGTCAATATTAGCTCTAACAAGATCATGTAATTTAGGAGGATTCTTTCCACCCCAAACATTCTTTCTTAATCTATAATTCAATAGTCTTGATGCTACATATTGATAATTAGGTTTTTGTTCACTGATCAAATTTGACGCAGCTTCAATCAACATTGTATGAATATCACCAGAAGACATCTTATCAAAGAATGATAGATGTGCATTCATTGCGACTTCTTCAAAACTAACATTTTTAATATCATCGGTTGCCCATTGCAAAACCTTATTGATTTTATCTGCACTAAATTTTTCCAAATTTCCGTTACGCTTCTTTATAAAAATTTCTTTGTTCATATGGGTAAAAAATAATTATCCAATCGGGGAGAAAAAGTCCAAAATAAAATTTTAAAAAAATCTTGTTTTATAGAAACTTTTTCTCCCCAGATTGATATATAGGTTATTCACTGTCCTCTGAATTATGAGCATTCCACTTGTTGCTCATCATTTTCTTGACTACATTTTCTTCTTGACTCATTTCATTCAAGATACCCATACCTTCACGGCTGTTTTCCGCAAAGATTCTGATATCACCACAACCAGCATTCATTCTAGCTGGGAATGTAATACCATCGGGTCCGAATCGGTTCTTAATTACATGGAATCGTGCAGTATTAGCTTGTTTATCTGACATCTTACGACTTAGTGACATAACAAAGTCAGCAGTCATAATCTTACGATAACTATCTGAAATATTATTTGCTTGAATGATGTCTTCATCCATAGCAGCACGGTTACTCTGTGAAGCACTCCAAATAGGAACTTGCAATTCACCAGCTACACCACGAAGTTCTTCATAAATACCACCGGCCTCACTATAACTGTTACTATTTCGTTCACTTTGTGATGGACGAAGAATATCAGCATAGTCAACAATAATCATATCCACCTTAGTACCTAGAGTTTGAATTCGTTCCGCATGTAGTTTCAAACTGTGAGCAGATACAGTCTTAATTGGGAAATACTTAATAATCAACTTACCAGGTACTTCTGCAATCTTCTTCTTAACAATATCAATGTTGTTACGAATATTTTGGAAATCAATTCCAGTAAAACAAGCATCATAACGAAGACCAACATAGTTTTCATTCAATTCCAAAGTATAATGTAATACATTTTTACCTTGACGCATTGCTTCAGCACCCATCTTGGCAAGAACCCAACTCTTACCACTACCTGCACAAGCAGTGATAATTCCTAGTTCACCACCAGCAAGGCCACCATCCATAATACTATCTACTTCTGTCCAATTAGTCTTGACAGTCTTACGAGCCATTTGACTCATACGCTTTTCAATATCAACCATGTATTCATGTCCAATATTGCGTTCCATACCAGCTTTCATCGCAACATCAACTACATGTTTGATCTTATCATATTGACCACTCTTCAAATGATCAACACTTTCCATAATAGCATTCTTGATCTTTTGATTCTTACAAAATTCAAGAAACTGTTCTTTGATATACTTCAAATCAGTATCACTGATTTTCTGGTAAACCAAACGAAGTTGTTCTACAACGGACTGTTTCAACAAATCGTTTTCAATACCGTCAACTTTAACCTTAAAGACTGCCAATGTTGGTAAGTCTTTGTATTGAAGAAAATAACTAATCGTTTCTTTAACGATAAATTTATGCGCATCTGTCTCAAAACTATCTGGTTCCAAGATATCGCTAATTCTTTCAATGAATGTTTTATCCGACACCAAACCACTAATACATTTGATTTGGAATTCAGATCCGAATTTTTTTAGGTTATCAATAATTTTTTCCGACATAATTTTATATAATTTATCTACACCAACTATACCACATCATTTCTGTAAACCAAGATTATTTACAGAACCATTGAATTGATTTTTCCAAACACTTCATTTAACCACACCATGCTATTTGGAAAATTATTTTGCATACAGTCTTCTACCAACAATTTACTAAAACCAAATCTGTCAAGTTTACAAATTGGTTTTTCCATGATTTCATTGATTCTCAATTGCGAGAATGATTGAATTTGTGTGTCATGCAATTGCATTAAATCATAATTACGCTGCATGATATCTTTGTTCTCTAATACAGTATCATACAACTTTAATTTACCTTTGTGCGTATCACTATAATTGTATAATTCTTGTAAAGAATATTGTTTATCCTCTGTAAGAATAGGATAACACTTGATAATAGTTTTTAACCCAGCACCTTTAATGCCGTCAATATTATCACTACTATCTCCTTCCATTATTCTATAATTGATAAAGTTCTTACAACTAATGCCATATTCCAATAAAATTTCTGCACAACCATACAATTTCTTTTTGGTTGGACTCCAGATTTTAATTCTATCACCGGCTAGTTGTAAGAAATCTTTATCCGCACTCATAATAGTAACATTACTATTCTTAAAGTACTCTTTAGCCAAATAAGCAATTGTGTCATCTGCTTCAATATGATCAATTGCCATTGTTGTTACAGGCAACTTATCTAGATATTGTACAGTTCTCAACAACTGTTTCTTTAGATTTTTATCTTCAGTATCTGGAGTGGTAAGATCATCATAAGCTCTATTAAGACGAATCTTAGTCTTTCTACCACTCTTGTATTCTGGATAAATCTTTCTTCTTTTCAGTGAACCCCCTTGACCATCAGACACAATTACAATCTTTGTAGGATTGATTAATTTTGCAGCATAACCAATGCTTTTTAAGCACCCTGCAATTCCACCAGTATGATTACCATTGGAATTGAGAGAGGGGGAGGCCATGAACGCTCTAATAAAAGTGTTCATGAAATCAACAATTAATACTTCAGAATCGGAGGATCTATTCAATCCTCCAACTCTGTCTTCTTGTTTTACATTATCGAATAACGAAAACAACCTCTTTTTTTCACTGTCAGATAGATTACTCATTCTCAGATGATACACCAGCATCTTCATCATTGTCAACAACTGCGTCGTCAACAATAACACTATTTGGATCTTTATATTTCATAACTACAGCGTCACAAATTTTCAAGTAAACTTCTTCACTCAAAACTTTATCGGTCTTCATTGATTCTACAAAGTCCTTGGATTGGAACTTCCATTCACTGCCATCATCCTTTTTGTAGGTATAATAAGCACCACCTTGTTTTACCAAGTTGTTTTCTTTCAATACTTTGATCCAACTGCCATAATCAGCAATTCCACTATCAAAATAAATATCAAAAGCAGCCTGACGCTGTGGTGGGCCCATACGGTTCTTAATAACAACTGCTTTACATTCATTACCAATAACTTCTTCACCCTTCTTGAGTTTACCGGTGTTGTTCAGACGAACACGAACACTACAATGATAAGCAAGTGACTTACCGCCACTCACTACCCACTTATCACCAAATGCCATAGCATTTAGATTCTGACGCAATTGATTGGTAAATACAGTAAGAACTTTTTGTTTACCAATCATATTGGTAATCTTACGCATTGCTTTACTAATAATAATAGATTTACCAGTAGCAAATCCATCCTTACCGTGATCGCTTTCCAGTTCTGCCTTTGTAGAAGCGGCAGCAACAGAATCAACAATGATTGTAAGAATACGATCTTTATTGGACTTACGAACGATTCCAATCATATGTTCCATCTTTTCAAAAATATCCTCAACGGTTTCACATTGAACATATAGAAGTTTAGATAGATCTACACCAAGACTTTTCCAGAATTCGGGAGCTGCAGCATTTTCAGTGTCAATAACTACTGCTACACCACCTTTTTTCTGTGTATCAGCAACAACATGCGCAGATACTAGACTTTTACCAGTTCCTTCCAATCCATTGAATTCAACCATCTTTCCAACTGGCAATCCACCATGAGGACGATTGCTAATAGCTAAGTCAAGAATAGAAGAACCTGTACTAATCCAATCACTAATTTCTGCAGGATTTTCTTGTTCATCCAAGAAATATGCAATCTTACCGCCATCTTTATTGGCTTTATTTAACTCATTTGCGAGTAATTCGACTAACTCATCTCTTTGAGGAGTTTCTTGTGTAACTTGGTTTTTCTTTTTCATAATAATATAAAACTAAAATAGGGGTGGCAGTAATATATACTACCACCCCACTACAAACAATTTATTTTAACTGTTAAACAAATTATCAAAAGCGGCTGCTACATCATCCGAATTTGATTTTGCTGCGGTAGCTGTTGGTGATTTATTCGTTGCAGTTGCTTTTGGAGCAGGAGCAGGAGTTTCCTCATCAACAATTGTGTTGACTGTTCCTTCAGAAGGAACTGAACCATCTGGATTTAACCAGGCATTCATTACTTCCTTTAGTTCGTCATAACTAAACTCAGGGAATAAATCCATGATGTTAGTCTGTTGTGCCAAGATATCCTTTTGAGAAGGATCAATTGCAACACTTGCATTTGGCTTGACACGAATAGTAGTTTCTGGGAATGACTTACCAGAATCTTCTGCGGTACGGAATTCTACAACAATGTCACGACCATTGACCAAATCAGTAATATCACCGTAATCAACATCACTGATGATGCTTAGGATTTCTTGGTAAACATTCTTACCAAATCCCCAGAAACGAACACCTTCGTTTTCCTCACCACGAACGATGATAGGAGCATAGGTACGCATCTTTGGTTCAAACTTACGACCCAAAATCCAGTCTTCCTTGTTTCCGGTCTTCTTCATACGATTGGACCATTCAACGATTGGATCAGGACGATTGAAACTATCGGGAGATAGATAAGTCTTGTTATTGATATTGTAGTGGAACTTTAGTTCGATAAAAGGATTATCGGTTTGATACTTGTAGGGAACGATACGAACTACTTGTTTACCAGGCTTTGGTTTCCAAATGAGATTGGTTTTGTTGCCTTGGTTTGTTAGAGAGCTCAAACGACTCTTCAATTTTGATATGTCTAATGCCATAATTTTTAATTAGTTAATTTAGTTAATTAGTTAATTAGATAACTCACACGAATTATTTAATGACAACCAATTAAGTTGTCATCAATATATATGAAGACCAAAAAGATTTCAACTTATTATATCAAAAATTTTGACAGAGACAATTTTCACTGATACTTCGCTCGTTAAAATAATTGAATTTCTGTAGAGATTCCAGTCCAATTGGAAGGTTTTATCAAAAACACCATTGTTTTCCTCAGCAATCAATTTATTCATCGCATTGAGAGTATACAGTGTGTTTGTTTCTTTTTTTCTATGGACACTGATAGTGTTACGAAATTTCAATTGATTATTATCATTTATTTCTACATTGTATGTTGCGTACAATTCTTTTGGATTGTTGACATTACACAATAAAAATATTTTACCGTTAATAACACTATAGAAATTTTTTATTTCTTGTATAGTGTCATTATATTCTTTGGAATTGGTAAATGTACACAATAATTGTTTGTTCTTCATTTATTTATAATTAATTGTTTACCGTCAACATTCCACAATTTACCGACATAATTTCCAGAAGAATCAAACCAACGATTTCTTTTGTTATAAAATCCAAACTTTAAAGCTTCTTGTAATGTATATTCAGTAGTCAATGCTTTCTCAATTGCTACTGCATCTTGTTCTTTTTCTTCAGGAGTTCTGTCATCACTCTTTGATTTTTGTGGTTCTGTTTGTTGAACAGGTTGGGTTTGTTGTGGTTCAAATTCAATTTGTTGTCCACTTGGTTGTTCTGGTTGTTCGTCTCCAACAAATACATTAGATTGACCCTTTTTTGGATTTTCTTCAAAATGGGTACCACGAGCAATAGCTTTTTGTTTGTATTCGGGAGTTGGAAATGTTACAAGAATACCATTTGTATTGTATGCTTGTCTTTCAGGATATTTACCTTCAAGCATTTTATTCAAATATTGATTTACAATGTTATGATCAATATTTGAATTGAACAAATATTCTCTTAGTATTTCAATATGTTCTTGTTTAGAAATATCAAATATACCGTTTTCAATTGAAATGTCGGTACTTGCTTGTTCTAATGCTTCAAAAAATATTTGTTTGATGTTCATAATTAAAATACATCCTCTTCACTTAAATTGGAACGATGAATTTCTGTTTTGAAAGAAAACTTACTTCCTCTTTCATTTCTTAATTCAATTGCAGAATAAAATGGTTTTACTTCTACCTTTCCATTTTCCTCTTCTTCTCGTATATCGAATATAATATATAAATATACAACGAAATATGTTCCTTCTTTATTTTTACTTACTTCAAACTTACTCAATCTAAAATTCTTATTTTCACTTGCATCAATTAACTTTTTACCACTTGAAAATTCAGACTTGGTTCCCATTCTGTTAATTGTCTTACCATTAAATACTACAAGCGGCAAACTATCATTGTTACCAAAGATTGCTTCGGCAGATATTTGACTTGCAAATTGAATAAATTCTTTCTTGATTTGAGCTTCATTGCCCACATTCATAAATCTTTCAATGAACTTTTCATAAAACTTTATAGCAGCAATATTAGAATTGAAGATGTTCATTGGTCTAAATGCACCTTTATTCATCGGAACATCACCTTTAGTAGATGGATTAAAATAATCATTATAGACTTTTATAGAAGCATTCTTGACTTCTTTTACATCTTCTGGTGTAGTACCAGTTAGTTGAACCATAAACAAGTTTTTATTATCAATCAATCTTACCTTTTCATTTATGGTGCTAAATAAAGAATCTGGTTGAATTCTATTGATTTGTTGAATAAAGATTGCAACATTTTTCTTTAAAGAATCGGTCATATTTACCAATACTTCATCGGCTTCTCTTGCTTCAGATAAAACACCAATTTCTTTTTCAATAGTATCCCATGTATTAAACATAGTAGAATATTGATTTCTAGCATAATTCATGTCTTCTTGACATTTTTGTTCAATATTACCAAAAATTTTTACAATTGTGTTTTTAACTTTTTGTGTAAAATCAGTCCACCCTTTTGTCAATTCCGCAGACAAATCTCCAATTTTGGATGAAATTCTATTGAGAGATGACTTTAATGATGATATAAATTCAATTTCAGTTAGTAATGTTTTGCCCAAATATATTTCTTCAAATACAGGAGCACCACCACTAAATACACTGCGTGGATCTTTTTCAATTGGTTTTCCATCTGGTTGTTGTGATTGTAACCATTGATAGTATTTTTCTCTTTCTGCGGGTGTACCTGAAAAACTTAATTTGTCCGGTAAAATATCAAAAGCACCTTTCATTCTACCAATACGATAACTATCACCACCAGCTTTCAAAGAAACCATTGCGAATTTCTTTCCAGTACCAGTAATCTCACATAAACTTTCATCGGTACCATTTACTTTTTTATCTTTTAAAGCAATTTGAATTTCTGATATACTACAATTGTACAACAATACCGCATCAGCAGTGTTTTCTTTTTTCTTATCTTTACTGGCATACCCACTATTATTGAAGAATTCATAGAACTTTTTGATGTCTTGATGAATAAATCCGGTTGGTTTTGCAGATGTTACATTTGCTAATGTTACACTAGTACCAGATGCCAATTCAATTCTAGCCTTTATATCAGCATAATTTTGATATAATTTATTTTTTCCAACCGCAGTAATTATTGCGGGATTATCTAATTGTTGTATACTCTTTAAGATCTTTTCTATTTCTTCCGATAATTTTAACCACTTTTTGATTGTATCTTTTTCTTTTGGATAATAATCCCCGTTTTCACCAAATATCTTATACAGAGGGAAACTTTCTCTCAATTGTTGACTGAATGGTAATGGCATAACAGTCTCAACCTGTTGTAACTTAACTTGTAAGTCTTTTAATTTTACATCTTCATCTATATTCATTCGTATATATAAATATTGATATATACACGAAAATCAAATTGTTTTTAAATATCTACCACTGTCATACTATCATAATTCTTACCAATGTAACACTTTACAGGAAATTGATTGTTTGACATCAACCGTTTCAATTCCACCAATGTTTCTTTTTTATCATTCTTATGACAATCAAACAAAACACTGTCATAAGTATACAAAATAGCCCTGGTTTGTTTATTACTCAAGTATTCATTGACTCTTACCAATGATTGTATTCCAAATTCAGTTTCACTGGCTTGTAAGATATAATTGAATAATTTGTTTGGATTGGGTTCATTTATATGATTTGTAGTGATTCTTCTTCTATAAATTGGAGTTTCTACATAACCATTTTCATTAAAGAACTTCCATCTATGAGCAATATAATCACT